TGCCAGTTGCCCGGTTTTGGTAGTGGTATCGTCTATGCTGGTTCCCATCTTACCCAGTTCTTCCTGGGCAATAGAGCTAACTGCTTTGGTTACCTCTGCTATGCTGGCCATTTCAACGGAAACGCCTCCAAGCCTTTCACGCAGTTGGATAGCCGAAATACCTAGGTTGTCCAGGATTAGCGGCGACTTACGGCCAATACCGGTAACGATAGAATTAGTAAGGTAGTCTACAGCCTGGCCGGTTTCCTTTGCACGCTGTTGGGCAAAGGCAAAAAGGTCGCCCAGCTCCTCAATCGGTATACCGAAGTTACCGGCCTGTATTGCTTGCTGCAAAAGCGTTACATCGGAAATCATACCTTTAGTAGATTTCCGCAATGAGTCCAAGTCGGCAGCGTCACCAAAGCGCTTAAAACCCTGCTCCGCAGCTACCAGCTGGTCGCCTAGTTTTACCGCCTCTATGGCAAAGTCTTGGATAAGACCGACGGCAAAAGTGGCACCAAGTACGTTACCTATGTTTTGTACGTTTTTGGATAGCGCTTGTAGGTCGCGGTCCATATTGCGGATACCATTGCGAAACTCACGGGTATCTATCCCGAAAAGTAACCTACTTACTATTGTGTCCGCCATCTTTTGCTATCTTAAAAAGCTCACGGATCCCGGAGCTGTATTTTTCGTCGTCAAACCTAAAAAAGTCGGTAGGCTTAACGCCCGACCGCTTTGCATTGCCGCTAAAGTTTGCCACTATTGTAGCGTGCCAGCGGGTGCGCTTCCATTCGTCCTTTACGCCCTCCGTGTAGGATTCTAGCACCGCCTCCACCTCTTCGCTGGTTAAGCTTAAAGCATCGGCTTTGGTTAGACCTACGCGCCCCAGTAGGAGGCCCAGTAATTTTACTGGACCTCCGTCGGGAAAAAAGGGGCGTTGAGTAACGCCGGGAGCTCGTTTACATTAATAGCGCCGATCTCCAAGGTAAACGCTTCCAAGGTAGGCCGGTCGGTTTGGTTCCAATACTTTTGCGCATAGAGCAAAATTACCGTTTCCCTCAAACCCAAACCATCGCCGAGCTCGGCCATCTTTTTACCGCTTAACTCTTCAAATAATAACGCCGCTCCCAGCGTAAACTTAATGCCCTTTTCCATTAGATCGTAGATTTCAGCAAAGCATTAGAGCCCTGCAAGTTGAAAGTAAAGGTACCGTTATCTTTGTCCGGCTGTGAGCTAGAGAAAGAAATAAGCACGGCAGTACCGTCCAGCTTGGATTCTCCAGTAACCGGAGTAACTGTACCAGCTGCGCAAGGGGCCAAACGTACCCAAACGGTAGTACCTACCAATTCGTACAGTTCGTCTGGGTTCCACTTGCTAGCGTCGTCGTCGCCAAAGATAGCGGTACCGGTCGCAGTCCAGCTTTTAGCGTTCTGCGTAAAGGTGCGCCATACAGCGTTATCCTTGCTAGTAGTTTCGCGGGTGTCGCTTGTAATTTCAAAGCTGCACTCCGTTTCATTGGCTAGACCTTTGTAGGTCGTGCCGTCGGTGCTCAATAGTACGCGAAATTCGGTACCGGAATTTGTTGCCATAGTTAGGTAGTTTTAATTGTAAAAGTAAAGTCGGCGGCCAGGATTACGGTTTCTTCGTCCTGGTTGTAAAGCGTTTGAAGGTTGGTAAGCCACGCCGAAAGGTACGCAGCATTGCCGTTCGCGGCAAGGTAGTCGCGTATGCTTTGTAGTACGGTCTGGGCTGTATCCGCGTCGGTATGGTAAATGTAAACCTGGGCGTTCGCGTCCTGCATCTTGTAACCGTCTTTGGTTTCGGTCACGTCCACGCTGTCCAGTTGTATTACAATATGGTTCGCCGTGGTTCCCTGTGGGGCAGCCATAGCGTAGACCGGTAGCCCCTGGGCGGCTAACAAAGCGTCGCGGATTATTTTTAAGTAATTCATTTGAACGCCTGCCTCATTGATTTTTGAAAGTGTCGGGTACCTACGCGGTCAATTTTCGCTCGGCTTTGTGCTCCTTCCCTTTCCCAAGCCTTACCCATATAGTCCTTGGCCTCGTAAAACTTGGAGCCAAATAGTTGCATAAAAGGGTAAGCCTGGCGGTCGCCAGTTACCGAAGGTACGCGGGTAGGCCCGACCCAAACGCCTATCTGGTCGCGCCATACTTTTACACGGGCGCGGGTTATCTTAATGCTTTTCCAAAGGTTACGGCTGCCTGGTTTCTTAACGTCTGCGTAAGCTTCCTGCCGGGCAGCATTTCGCACCGGCGTAGCTTCCGCCCGTAGCTCTTTGTAAAGTTCCTGTATGCGGATTTTCTCTGGAGCGTTACGCAAGTCCTTCATAAGCTTATCAAAGCCTTGTATACCGTTTTTAGGCATTGTCTTTGAGGCGGCTTTTAATTAGGGTGTACCGGCGGCGGCCTTCTGGTAGGGCGCTAATAACCTCGTAACGCTGTCCGTTGTGGTCTAGCTCCCAGCTGCCCAGTACGTCGGTGCGGTAACGCACACGCCACAGCACTACGGCGGAGCTTTGCATTTGGTCGCTTACAAAAGCCTCCGTGCCTGCCTGCTCGTTTATTACCAGCTGTGCGTAACAAGTGCCAGCGCTCGCGAAGGAACGCAGCACCTGCCCGCTGTTATTTGTGGTAACGGTGGGCGAGTAAAGGGTAATGCGGCGGTCTAGTGTCAAAGCGTGTTTTTGTAACGGAAAAGCACGCGGTCAAAAAAGCGCGGGGTAGCCTGCGGCAAGTCGTCGCCGTAGTCGTATCCGTATTTTACACGCTGGTAGATAGCGTGTATAATATCTTTAGGAGTGTTCGCTCCGTATCCGGCTGCGTAAACTACCTCCAGCTTTTCCCCTTCAATGGAGGGGGTTAGTACGCCGTTTAGTAGCGTGTACTCCGTATCGGCTACGTCGTCTACCTTAACGTGCGTAATAGCACCGAGGGGCCAAAAGGGCAGAGTGTAATACTCTGCCCAGTTGGTTACCACGGTTACCGTTGCCGTACCTACGACCACCTGCGCGTAGCTCAAAGCTTCCTCACAAGCTGCGTTGTAAAGGAAAGTTAATAGGCTATCATCTGCCGAGGTATCTACTCGGCAAAAAGCTTTTACCTCTGTGAGGTTAATAGCTGCGGGGGTGTAGTTGGCGGTTGTCATTAGATCGTTACGTCGTCTGCAATAACGAAGCTCTTCTGGCGCAAAATTGCAATATCCATAAAGCGCTCCACGTAGATACGAACGGTTGAGCTCAACATCTCGGTGTAAGGGTCTACCAACAAAGTAGCGCCACCCCAGAATCCAATTTGCACGTCCTCAAAGTTACCGAACAAAATACCGTATGTATCGGGTGAGCCAGCGGTGCGCTTGCTCAACGTTGTAGAGTAGATATTGTAACCGTTTGCAGTTTGCACGGGATCCAACATACCTTCCACCAGGAAGCGGCCGGAGCCAGCGTCTACCTTGGTCTTTTTCAATTTGGCTACTACGTTAGGGTGAGTAACGTAACCCAAGCGGCCGTTCAAAGCGTTGTTTGCGGCCAGCAAAGCCTCCATATCTACCAAGTCGTCGTAAGAAATAGCACCGAGGGCCAAGTCTTGAGCGGTTCCGTTCAAAGCCGTGTAGATACCGGTGGGCTGGTTAGAGCTTCCAGTTCCTACCAAAACGGCAGCTTCTAGACCTTTGTTAAAGCTTTGGTTAAGCTGGTTAACCATACGAGCTTGGATACCTTGGCTGTACTCCTGTGCCAAAAGCTGGTTAGATACAGCGGCAGCGATTACGGCGCGCTTTGGCGACATCGTAATAGTTGAGAACGTCAAGTCCTGTGCGGAAGCTGCACCGGTTTCCGTGTTCCAGTTAAGCGTGTAGTCGGTATCCTGTACAGGGAATTGAACGTTGCCTACCAAGTTCTCGGCTACGGAGCAAAGGCCCAGCATAGGAGTATTGGGATACAGGAAGTCAACGTAACGTCCTGGGTCGGTGTAAACCAAGTCGCCACCCAAGTTACCGCCGGTGCCTCCGGTTACGGTGTTGGTACGCATTTCCTTGTTAAGGAAGTCGGGCAAGTGGATAGCGCCCATCTGTGCGTCGCGGGTGTCCAAGCCCAAGCGGCGGCGCTCGGCCAGACCTTCCTGGTTCATCTCGGCTTCCACTCCGGTAAGCTTACCGGTGCGGGCTTCGCGAATAGCCTTAACAATGTTAAAGCGTGCCATATCGCGCTTTTGTGAGGAGCTCAAACCTCCGGCCAAGGCCGAAGCGTCCACTCCAGCCGCGGGGTTTTCCGCGGACTCTTGGTTGTGTTCCATATTATTGGGGGTTAAAATTTCGGTTTGTTCGGGTTCTACCGCCTCGGCCGCCAGGGCGCTCTCCAGGCTTCGCATCGCCACAGCGGTAGAGGGGTTTGCCCCGCGCGGCGTGAGGCTAATGTCGTAGATTTCTGCGACCTCGGTAATTACGCGGGTGGGCTTTTCGCCCTTCACGTTCTCCCAGCGTTCGCTTTTTACGGTGAATGCCCAGCTGGCCTGGTCTAGGTCGCCGCGCTCAATAAGGGTACGGGCTTCCTTTCCGGTATTGGTTTCGGGTGCGCTAAACTCAAAGTAAAGCCCTTGCTCGTCTGCGCGCAGCTCCAGCGTGCCCTTGCCTTTGTTTCGGCGGGCCAATACGTGGTCGTAGCTGTGATTGAGCAGCGCGTGAATATCGTAGCTGTCCAAGTTGTTAAAGGCGCTGCGCTCTATGCGCTCGTTAAAAGCGCCCATATCGTAAGCCTCGTAATTGGCAGCGTAGCCAAAAATAAGACCTTCCTGCGCTCCGCCGTTAAGCGGCAGGCTCCGAATCTCCTTCTCTGTTGATTGTGCCATTATTAATATCGTTGGTGGGTGACATATGCAAAGGTTTGTTGTACTCGTCGCCGTCCTCAATAGGCGGCAAGCCTTCGCTCTTTCTGATTTCGTTTGCGCTAATTGCGCCAATGTTCCAATAAGATACGTTGCGCTGAACTTGGGCCAGCATATCGCCACGCATAAGGCTCTTAAGGTCTAGCTCAAACTCCAGGTTTCCAGTTACCAGCTTATTGGTGAACTCCATCTCTATTGCTTCACAAAGCGGGCGGATACAGTCGGAAACAAATTGAGCGTTCTGCGCTTCTATGGAGCTGTTAAAGCTGGAGCCCTGGAGGTGGCCTACCTTGTGAGGTGGCACCTTAAAAATGCGGCAGATTTCCTCAACGGAAAAACGCATACTTTCAATATACTGCGCTTCCTGCATTGAAATTGAAACCGGCTTGTACTCTGCCCCTGCCGTAAGTACGGCGGTCTTACCGCTGTTCGCACCGGAGTAACGGCGGTCAAATTGATTGCCCAGCTCACGCAAGCGGTCTACGTCGCGTATACTGCCGTCCAGTTGCAGAATACCCTTGGGCATCGCACCGTTCCCGTAAAAGCCGCCCAGGTGCTTATTGGCCGCCATAGCGGTTCCAATAGTTTCCTTTGCGTAAATGATAGGAGAAAGGCCGTTAATGCCGTCAATAGTCCACGCTTTAAGGTGGATTATTTGCGAAGGTTGCAAGCGCATAGTTACGCCTCCCGGTAGGTACAGGCTGTAAATAAGCGCGCCGCTGGTCGTGTCAATGGTAACAAGGTCGGTATCAATAAGCTCCAGGGCGGTAATACGGCCACGGCTACGCACCGGCAATACATAGGCGTTACCGCGAAGCAAAAGGCTGTTAATGATAGCCTGCCGCCAGTAATACGAATTGTAAGCTTCGGAAGGCTTGCGGCTTACAAGGCGGTCTAACTCCGTGCTTACGCGGGTTTTACCATCTTCGCTTTCTGCGTAAAGGTGGAAAGGTAGGGAGGCAATAGTATCCGAAATAAGGCTAACGCAAGCGTAGACCGTGGATACCGTAGGTGCGTTATTGCTGTTGACGTTTTCGCCCGCGTTGGTGCTGGTGCCGCCGATTAGCTGGTATAGCCAAGGTTTCGGGGAAATAATGCCGGAAATACTCCGGGTTACTCGTTGTAAGAGTGAGGCCATTGCGCAAATGTTATGAATAATATACTACCAAACCAAACTATACAAAAATAATATCTTCCGTTTGGTACACCGACGTGTTCGCCTGGGCGTTGTGGACGTAGCCGGCAAGGGCTGTAATAAGCGCCGCCGTGCCGTCTATCTTATCTGGGGCGTTCTTTTTGTTAAACGTCCAGTTATCATTCTTATCAATTTGTAGAGTGGTGTTGCTTATGTGCCAGGCCGTCACCGGGTTGCCGTCGTGGCCTATGCGGCGCTGCTGCACCAGCCGGTAGAGTAGCTTCATTGGCTCGTTGATCATAAGCACGCCCTGCCGTACCTCAAAACAAAACTTTGCCCCGAACTTTTGCCGTACCTGGTCTATGGTTTCGGCGGCGTTCCACGGGTCAAAGAATACAGCCTCTACCGGCCACTCGTCGCATATCTCCAGGATCCGACGCACTCGGTCGGGCGTGGTGTTTACCTCACCCGGTAATACCTCAACGTGCCCGTTTTTCATCCAGTTGCGCACCAGGTTGGGGTACTTATTTTTCCGCTTGTTCATTGAGTGCTCCGTAATTTGGTAGTACTGCTTCGTGTAGAAGCGGTCGGCTCCGTCCCAAAAAAGTAGGACGTAAGCCGTCCAGTCATTGACGGCTGCCAAGTCCACGCCGAGGTAGCACCGCCAGTTAGCCAGTCCAATAGGTTCCTTTGCTGCGCACCGGTTCCAGGTGCCTAGCTCAATGTAAGGCTGCGCGCTGCCTGCCCATTGGTTAAGGTGCAGCTTCCGCAGGGAGAGTAGGGTAGGCTCGTCGTGCTTTGCTGTGTTGCTTAATTCCTGTAGGTACTCGTAAGTAACCGTTACCCCTAGGCTAGGGTTAGCCTTGGCCCATACCTCCGGGCTGTGCGGGTCTTCGGTATCCTCTGCGCCGTAAATGATTGGCAAGAAACTAGCGTCCTCAATATCGCCGGCTAGTACCTTGGTCGCATAGTCGTGCCATTTGTGGGCAAAGGTAAAAGCACCGCCGGCCGTGGTAATGGCCACCATTTGCGACGGGCGGGCAGCCATTGAGGTGCGTAGCGCCTCCCAAAGCTCCGGCCCCTTGTGCTCATTCCAGGCGTGCACCTCGTCGCAAAGGATAAGGGAGGGGTTTGCTCCGTGGTTACTTAAGCCGTCAGAGGTAATGGTTTTAAGGAAACCGGGCTTTCCCTGTAAGTGGATTTCCCGGCGGTAGGGTATTAGCGCTTGCTTCAATACCGGGTTCATTAGGATCGTATTGCGGACGTATCCGAATAAGATACCGGCTTGCTCCCTGGTTGCCGCCGCAATTATTACCTGCGGGTTGCTGTTATCCTTCCAGCCTTTGAGTAGGTGGGCTATGGCCAGCATCGCAATAAAGGCGCTTTTACCATTCTTCCGCGGGATCTCCAGCCAAACGAGCCGCTTCCCTTCGCTGCGGCGTATAAGGTCGCGCTGCCATTCCATAAGCTGTACCGGTGTGCCTGCCTTTGCGTCCTCGGTTAAGACGCAATACTTTTCTATTATCTCTTCAGTCCAGGTCACAGGTCTAGGGTCATTTGGTTATTGATTTCCTTTTGCAGCTTTTCAATCATTCGCTTTGCCTGGGCCAGGGAAGCAATGGCCGGATTGGCTCGGATAGTCATTTGGCCGCGGTCGGTGTACGCTTCAATTATTGCGCCGTGCTTTTCAATGGCGGCTTCGCAGTCGGCTTTGATTTTTAGCCACGTTTCTAGTTCGGTTTTCATAGGAAGGGGAGTTTGAGGTCGTCAAGGTCAAGTTTTTCCGAG